CGTGGATGCCGCCGCCACTTTCCAGGGTTGCGGTGGGCCAGGGGAGCCCCGCCACCTTGATGCGGCTCATCGCCTCCTCGAAATCCACGCCACCGTCGAAGTCCGCAAACAAACACCGGGCCAACAGAACGCCTTCGGCCTGAGACGCCCCCTTCGCCTTCCTCGGGTTGCCGCCGAAGTACGCGTGTACGCGCTGCTGCTCGTCGCCGTTAAGCCTCTGGAGCCACTCCACGATGTCGGGGATCTCGGCCAGCGGAGCCCATCGGCGACCGGCTGCCGGCGGCAGCGGCCGGAACTCGATGATGTCTCCGGCCTCAAAGATCGCCCCGAGAAAATCAATGCACTGGGAGAGCGTGTCCATCAGCGGCTACCAACCTTTCCACCGCACGACAAGTTGGCAGCGATGCCGACGCGCATCTCGCCGGTGTCATATGCGTAGTCAAGAAGTGATGTGTGATTCAGCGTGAGGCACAGCCGCCCGCGTCGCTCACCAACGAATCCGATTCGTCGCTGGGCAAGAATCGACGCTGCGATCCCGGCGGTCGGGAATGCAGGCCATAGAAAAACAGAATTGAGCACTACGGAGATGCCCGAAGAGAACGTGAAGACCGACTGCATGTAGTCTTCAGCCTGGGCAACCATCGGCCCCGCAGGGTGTCCAGACTTTTTGATCTCGATGCCGACCACGCCGCTCCTCCATCCGGCATCGAGGAGCTTTCGTTTCGGATACAGAACCCGGTCGATTCGGACTCCGATCTTTTGCTGCCCGGGCCGTGGCGATATGTGAGTTCCTTCGACTTCGCGACTGACGGCGAAAAGGTCTGCGGCAGACTCGATGAGGCCGTCAAGGTATTCGGCAGCCTGTTCTTCGGTGGCGAAATCGCCACCTGTTCGCTCTGCATCCATCGCAGGGTGATCCTCCATGAGATTCCGCTCAACCGCGGCAAAGCGGGATATCGTCCGCTCACAAAACGCCTTCTCGCGTCAGATCACAAAATCGGACCCATCGCTTGTCGATCACATAGAAGTGGCAGTCGCGGCCTTGGATCGTGTCGCGGCGCGTCTCGATCTGCCACTTGTCTCGTGTCCACCCGTAGACGACCGCCGCGTGGGTGCGACTGGCGTTCTCGATCACGTAGGCGAAGACCGGATCGGAAGCCTTGGCGTCTTCCTTGTAGACCTCGTCCACAATCACGGTCGGATACGGGTAGTCTTCTTTGCACGTGAAGTGGAGGTTGTTGCGAACTTTGTGCTCGACTCGCCCTTGAACCATGATGTCGCCCTCGTCGGCGTAATCGTGGCGGATGCTGGCATCGGGCCGCGTCCGCTCTGGCGGCAACCAAGCCTGGATGCCGTCGCGCCGCAGCTTGTCGGCGAACTGGTTGACTGCGACGCGGCTGGCGTCGAGGTCGCGAACGAATTTGTCGTCGTCCTTCATGCCGCAGTCCTTTGCGGGTGAATCAAACAAGGGATGCCGCTCGCGATGTATCCAGACGTGTGCCCCGGGGGCTCGCCGGGCGGGCGACGCGCGAGATCACGTCGATGCTGTAGTCGTGCATCCTTGCACCTCCTTCTGCATCTGTGTCTTGATTTGCGACACCGAGCCCTTGTTGATCGCGAGGCGGCGGCAGATCGCCGACGCCGTGACGCCTTGGGCAAGCAGTTGTCGCACCCGTTCGACGGGTACGCGGTTGAGGGGTGGCATTCCAAGCCTCCAGTCAAACGAGGGCAGGGGTTCTCGGGGTTTTCGTCCGCAGTTGAGACCAATCGCAATACGCTTGTTCAAAGAGGGCTGGCGACCGATGGCCCAGGTGGAGCCGGCCGGCACCGGCCTTCTCCATCTCGCAGTGAGTAGCACCAGAGCGACGCAGCCACTTCGAGGAGCCTCCGACTCCGAGCGAGTCGAGGAGCTCGCGCATGTACCGCATCGCCATTCGGCGACCGCAGGCCCAGCCAAGAATCCGGCCGTCGGGCGACTTTGCGAGCATCTTGTCGATCGCGTCGAGGCACGCGGGCGTGAGCGGGCGGGTGATCGGGTCGCCCGTCTTGCTCTGCACCCACGCGAGCGTGTCGCCGTCGATATGGTCGCGGGTGAAACTCATCACGTCGCCGAATCTGGCACCGCACTCGTAGCCCACGAGCACCCAGCACACGAGGAGGTCGCCGAGATCGGCACCGCTGCGAAGCCTCTTGCCGGTCTTCGCCTTCGCGGCATCAAGTACCGCCTTCAACTGCGGCACCGTCCACGCCTTAGTCGGCTTCCGCCTGGCCTTCATCTTGAGTACGCCGCGGGGTGCTTCCTTCACAAGCCCGCGTTGGTAGCCCCAGTTCCAGAGCGAGAGCAGGATCGTCCGCTCCGATCGCGTCGTGAGCCCGCTCGTCTCTTCGACGCGCTTCGTGAGGTAGCGGTTCATCCGTTCCACCGACAGCGGCCCGGCCCGGCCCGCGACCCGAGTCACGTTCGCAGCGTAGTGCTTGGTGACGACGCGCTCGGCGAGGTAGAGCGGGGCGATCTCAGAGAAGGTGTTGAGGGATTTCATGGTTCACATCCTTGTGTATTAGCCCTGTGACGCCGGGCCGGCGGTGAAGTCACTCTGGCAAGGGAGGTCGTTTGCGAGCCTTCACTGCGGTGGTGGTGTCGGTACTCCCGCTAACCGTCCGCTTCGCCCTAGTCGATTGGCGAGTCTGGCCCTGCGGCTGGGCCTTTTTCCGTTTCATCTGCGTCCACGTGTCGTGCCAGGGCATCACCACTCTCCTCCGAACTTCTGACGCATCCGGTTGCTGTACTCGTCCTCACGCCCGACCGCCGCAGCCGCAGCCGCGTGATGCGACCCGGGCTTGATCACGATGTCGGGCTCTATCGCCTTGCCGATGTCCGCGGTGAACGTCGCTCGTTGGGCTTGCTCCTCTCGGATCTCGGCGTCGATCTCATCGAGGTAGGAGTTCCACCGTCGATTCGCAGCGTGCCGGTCGTCGTCTTCGTCGTCGCCGAAGATGCTCATGTGTGGCCTCCTCAGAACGGGATGTCGTCATCGGGGAACGCAGCGTTCACGGCGGCGAGGTTGCTCCTCTTCGCCGCCTTCGGCGTGGCAGTAGCGGGCAGATACCGCTTCACCACGGCGCTGACCTTGCCGGCCTTCGACGTGTAGTGCGTGATCTCCACGCTCACTTTCTGGCCTTCGAGCTCGTCGGGCCGCAGCGTGAGTTTGCCGTCCACCGGAATGATGCCGACCGCCGCAGCGAGTTGCTGGGCACGCCACGCCAGGTGGGCGGGGAGGTCATCGAAAACGAACCGATGACTGCCGTCGGAGGCAAGGCGGAGCTTCAAGCAGAGCCCCTCGGGGTTCTCGTCGCTTCGCTTGTACTCGTTCGGGCCTTCGCTCGCCGACCGGATCGTCAGCGTGTGGGTGCCGGCCGGCACGAGCGGCCGGTCGGCGGTGTCGATGCTGTCTGCCTGCGGTGCAATGTCGATCCTGAAATCCATCTCTTCCTTCTCCTGTTGTTGTTGTTGAGGTTCGTTCCGTTCAGACTCACGTTCTCGCCGGCTCGTCAATCGTCTCGTGACGCTGGGCGATCAGCGTCTCAAGTTGGTCGCGTTGCTCGTGGGTGAGCTTGCCCGCCGAGACAGCCTCGTCGGCTTCGTCGGCGAGCGTGCCCAGTTCGGCCACGGTCGCCGCCTGGGCGACGCGGTCTCGCCAACCGGGGCGAGCCGGCCGCTTGATGTGGGCTTCGACCGTGGCGTTCTGCGGCTGTTGCTGCGTCACGCCGGGCTCGGTGGCAATCGCCGCGCCGCCCGCGAGCCAGTCGGCGAGACGCTTGCCGGTCTCGACGCTGATGGGCTTCGGATCGCCGCTGAACAAGCCCGTGCGATCCTTGCTGACCGTGGCGAAGTGCCCGTCGTGGATGAGATCAAGAACGGCCGTGAACTCGTACTCAAGCCCGTCACGGGCTTCGAGCTTCATGCCGAGTTTCGCCACTTTCTTCCGCCCGCCGTCCTCCACTTGCGCCGTCTCAGTTTTGCTGCGGCCCGTGCAGATCACGTGCGACGGGCTTCGCAGGATCGCGTCAACAAACGCCCGCCAGCGTGGCGTGATGACCGAAAAGGCCGACCACGTGTTGCCGCGAAACTGGGCCTTGGCGATGTCGTCCAAAAGTTCGAGGCAGCCGCCCTGGCCGCTCCAGCAATGCGTGACGCTGTCGATGACGATCACTTCATAGCCCGCGGTCTCTGCCGCCGTGATCGCCTCGATGTAGCGTTCCGGCGTGAACGGCGGCTTGAGGTCGATCACGTCGAAGTCGTGGAGCGTGTCATAGAGATCGCTCGATCCTTCCTCGGTGTCGATCACCACGGTCTTGCCGCCGAGTCCCTTCGCAAGCAGCAACGCCCCGTAGGTCTTGCCGCCACCGCTCGGGCTCGTGAGTAGCAGCCGCAGTTTCGTGGCACTGCGGCGGGCCTTTCTGATAGCAACCATTGTCGAGTCCCTTTCTTTCTGTCGTTTCCGTTTCTGGAAAAGCCGCTTTGCCCTCCTGGCTCCGCGGCACGTGCTTCCTTGCGTTCGGCGGAGATCGGAAGAGCACA